GACAATAAATGGGTAATGACATACCCGGCAAGGCCACCGATTACGGCAAGGCTTGCAAAGTAAAGAGTAAAGAAATCGCTTTGGCTCATTTCTTCTTTTCGACCGTATCGACTGCAGCCTCTAATGCGTCCGCGACAATATCGCCAACGGCTTTCTTGGCTCGGTAAGATTTAATCGCTGCACGGATTACTGGAATCGCAATGAGTCCTAAAGTTGCATAGATGATTGCTTCCATTATTTGCCTCCTAGTAGCGGTATATTAAAGAACGAACTATCTGCATCGCCTTGCTTAGTGAAAGAGATATGGCAATGATGGTTATGCGGATTGCTTCCAGAATACTTGCGCCAGCGCCAGCCCATGCGAGCCGATGCAATTCTTCCGTTGAAAATAACGTAGGCAATACGCTTCTCTCCTGCTTTGGCTGCGAGTCGAATCTGATCTGCAATATCGGGCATGAGGTCGGGCTTGCCTGACTTATGTACATCTCTATCGACATCGATCGCTCTAACAATCCCAGTCTGTGAATCAGGTCTATGGTCACTAGGACGCGTTGAATGACGAAGATCGCCGATCCAACCATCGGAACGCCTATCGCGATCACTATAGCAATAGTCGAACTGCTCGCGAAGTTGTTGCCCGGCTTTGCATAATACGGGCTTCATCCGAGCAATAGTTTCGCTTCATCTGCAGTAATGCCTAAACGATCCAAAATGGCTTGACGAGCCGCAACTGCATCTGATGCCTTTTTCTCAAAGGCTTTGACTGTTGCTGGCCAAAGATCATCTAATTCTTTTTGTGATGGCTTTGGTGATTCGCTTAACCAAGTAAGACCCTCGTAGTCATCACCATTAAGAGTCCATTGATCATCCCCAAAATGCGTTGAAAGGATAAATGCGTAGTCCTTGTTTGCCATTATGCACCTATTTCCATGACTGTGATTGTTGATGTAGTTCGCGCCACTACGTCTGTATCTGGGTCACCAGATGATCTATTAATATAAAACGTGCCACCAGGAATTAATCCCTGAATTTTATAAGTTGTCGCGGACGTTGTTGATGGAGAATCTAGATTCATAAAACTGGTCGCGGTGATTTGTCCACTATCATTTAAATACATGGCGCCAGAAGCGCGTGTGCGTGTTGATGCTGCATCGCCAATAGCAATAGCCGTAGTACCTCGCATAAGTCGATAGTATGATCCGTTAGCCGCTGGTGCGCCATTTCCAGTTAAATTGACAAAAACCATAATTTTGCTGGTTGTGGCAGACGGCGTAATGGTTACGGATAATCCTGTAATGTCAGTATATGCCGTTGATGTAGACGTAAATGTATCTGTTTTTGTTGCTGATACGACTTGCAAAACTTTACCGCCACCGGCGGCTGCAGCCCATTTTAATCCTGTGGCAGTTGTTGAATCAGCGGTCAAGACTTGACCATTTGTACCAACCGCTAAACGACCAATTGTGTTATCAGCCGTGCCAGCAAGTAAGTCACCCTTGGCATCGATATTGCTAATTGATGGAGTAGTAAGAACTGGAGAGGTTAAAGTCTTGTTGGTGAGCGTTTGTGTACCTGTAAGTGTGGTGACTGTCGAATCAATGGCTAACGTTACATCGCCAGTAGTTCCACCACCTGTAAGACCAGTACCGGCGGTGATCGCGGTTATGTCACCTACCTCGTTGGTAATCCACGAATAATCAAGATCGGTATTAGATGCCTTAGCAAGAATTTGTCCTGTAGTACCACCCTTGAGATCGACGAATGAAGTGTCGATAGAACTGCCAAGCGTACGAATAGCGGCTGCGCCATCCTTAACGAAATCTGTATCGTTGGGGGTTGCCCATCCGAAGTTGGTTGTTGTTGCCATTACGCTACTGCTCCGATCGCTGTTAGCCAAGTTAGGCTAGTGTTTAGAGTGTTCCATCGTTCTGCTGGGTCTACCTGCTCCCATTTTACCGCAATTTGGCTGAAGTTTATAGGAGATGCGTTAAATGTTACCGTGAGATTGTTAAGACTTGCTCTGAACGTCCAACCCTCGATGAATCCTTGGAATTGACCATCTGAGATATTGGGTGGGAGATTCTGTACCCAGACTGGCTGGCCTAGGAATATGTTAATTAAGGCATCTCGATCAGAATCATCGATCTCGGGATTACCTAGCACGAAAGTAATGTTTTGGAACTTGGCGGACGGATTAGCGCGTAATGCAATATATCGATCGGCTAAATCCTCAGCATCATCTGTTTTCTTAATGCGAGATGTATAGGACTCAGCGTAAAGGCCGTAAAGGGCTTGGCTCTCGAGATCCAATGCCGTATAACTTTGATTGGCATTATTGTCATAAGTAATAGTAAATGAGTTGCGAAGATCGCCGGCTCGGGTTGATATGGCTAATCCAACGCCGTTAGCATGGTTAGCGTCTAATGTCGTATAACCATTATTGGCTAGGTAGTCTTGTCGATGGGTCGCATCAGCATAACTGATATTGCCACTACCGTCCTCATATATAACTCCAAGGGCTGAAGTCGCAATAGCGCTACATAATGAGTAAAGGTCTGTGTCGCTTGCGGATCTTGAAATGAGTTCATAAACGCCCGGCTGATCAATTTCGCCTAGACCAAAGTTCGCCGCATTAGCCCACGTTTCCGTCGGGTCGTAAGCCGCCCACGTTTCGGCAGGTGATAACTCATTCCATCTTCCAATAAGAAAATTTGAAAGAAGTGCGTAAATCTGATCTCCGTCAAAATCTTGAGAGAGGATGCCCTCGGTTATGTTCTTAGGTAATTTAGATAAGGCTCCGAGAGCAGTAATACTTGCTACCGTCGTGTAACCCAGTTGTCCTGTGCTATTCACCGTAATTGTGAAGTCTGAGATGAGTCCACCAAAGATAGGGATATAAGCCCCTACTGAGTTGGTTACCTCTACTGCTAGCCCTGAACCCACGTTAAAGTCATAGGCTGAGTTATCTAAGTTTAAGAGTTGTAACTGGCAATACCCGGCAACGGGTTGCTGATAGATGTCGGTGCGCCCAGAAGTAATAACGAAGTCGGCTACGGTAACGTCTGTAAGTTCTACGCCGTTTATGAGTACCTTAAAATCCGGGGTATAAACGGTCATCGGTTATTGAATTGTCCTGCGCCTAGTGTGCCTCGGGCGGCTGAGTTATTCATAACGCTCACAATAGTACGAGCCGTGCCTTCTGGATCAATAGCGCCATTTACCGTTATGTTCATCTGGCTTGAAGGTACGGTCACTTTAGGCAATGCCGGAGCGCTAGTTATCTTAGGTACGCTAGTAGTAGTAGTTGAGGATGGAGTAGAACTGCCACCGCCAAAGAATGATCCTACGGCTGATGCAGCACTCTTAATTGCATTAATAATTCCCATGATGCGATTATAGATATTGGTTAGATTTGATACAAAATCCGCAAAGATATCTATTGCACCTGAAATAAACATACCAAGACTCTTAAACGCTAGACCTAAGGTTTTACCGATGACTGGAGCAAGGAAGTCCTTAGCAAAGTTATAGATGCCCACCATAAAGTCATAGAACGGTTGAAGTTGAGTATTGTTTTCTTCTAACGAGTTACTAACCGAGTTAAAGGCCGAACGAACTCCATTAATAATCGGTTGAATAATTTTCATAACTGGCGCTAACTTCTCGCCAAGATTGCTAGTGAAATCTGAGATTGCCGGTATTACCTTGTTTACGATCGTTTCGACCATAGGGGTGATAGCCGTAAGAATGTATGCGCCTACTGTTTCCTTGCCTTCGTCAAAGGCGATCTTGAGGCGATCCATCTTGCCTTGGAATGTATCTGCCTTGACTGAGGCTTGACCTTCAAAGGTACTAGCCAGTTTGGCCGTGATCTGTTCCATAGACATGGTTGCTAGTTCGGTCTTTGATAGACCAATACCTAAACGACCAAGTGATGCGGTATTACCTTCCGCTGCGCGAGCCATCGCATTTGTAACGGCCTCGAGTGATTTGCCACTACCAGCCGCTACATCGATAGCGATAGTTTGTAGTTCTTGAGCCTTCTGGACATCGCCTGTCGCTCTGGCTAAACGCTCTAGCGATGGACGAAGTTCATCGTCCGTTACGCCAAAGGCTAAAGATGTCTTGGTTATATAATCTTCTGTCGCCGCTATCTGCGCTTCGGTTGCTCCTGTGACGTTCTCAAGAGTAACGGCTAACTTCTGCTGCGCGGCTGCATCTGCGATCGCTGATTGAACTCCATCAATCGCTAACTTGCCGGCATAGGCTACGGCTGCGGCTCCTGCGGCTGCAAAGGCTAGTCCAGCCTTCTTTCCGAACTCGGATACTTTGCCGCCGAAAGTCTGAACTTCTCCATCGGCTTTGTTTAAATTCTTTGTAAAGTTATCAACGTCTGCAAGGAGTTTAAGGGTTAAGGCTCTGGATGTTGAGGCCATTATGTCCACTCCTTCAAAATCTTATCGAATGAGGCAGTCCACTTAGCGACTATCTCAGGTTGAATCTTTCTTAACGTCGGATAAATGAACCAGCCTTTAGAGCCTCGACCTTCGCGACCTGACCAGACTGGGAACTGCTTAAACTTGTTGGAACCGAACTCCGAGCCACCCCAGATATCCTTGGTGGTTGCTCCGCCTGAAAACTTTTGAGATGCGAACCCATAAGTAATTTCACCGATCTTAGATGACTTCTTGACACGGGCTCCGCTAGCAATACGTCCTGCGACTGCTCGGCTGGGCCGAGAATTAGCCGTCTGGATAATCTCTGATCGAGCGAATTCCGCCAGCGCTCCCGACTGGCGTTTCGCTTCATCTTTTGCTTCATCCGTCATACCTTTGAGCGCCTTAAATACTTGGCGTAGTTCAGTCTGGTCTAGTGCTACTTGCTCACTTGCCACGATTACGCTCCTCTAGTACTTCGATAGCGGTCAAGATATCCTCACCCGTTCGCCAATGATCCATAGGGATCTGAGTAGCGATAGCCAGTTCTACTAAGAGTCGGCTTACGCTTCCTCTTGGATGACTTTTGGGCTCTCATCACCGACTTCGACATCGGCGATCGATTCCATCCATACATCCAACGGCTTGGTTGGTTTGCCACCGGCATCTCTCTTCATAGCGCTATGGGCTACGTAAAGGATGTCCCACATTCCGCCGAACTGAGCAATAACCTTTTTAGTGGTTAATTCCCATTTCGCGTAATCTGGCGGACGCACCTGATAAGTGATTTCTGTTCCGTCGTTATATTTAATTGTTATGTTTTGTTGCATTTTTTGCTCCCGTTCTATTGATTAACTGAATGTTTCTACGACTGCGCCCTTTGATACTTTGAAAGTAAAATCTACTGTCTGAGCATCTGTTCCTGCACCGCCGGCAGTTGGGAATTCTGGCATGATTGGGAATACGAACTGAGCGCCTGTAGCCGCTGTAAGTGTAACGCTAATATCTGTGTCTGGAGCGGTTTCAGCCGCAGTCCAAAGTGCCTCACATACTGAGTTAGCCTTACCCCAGTCAGCGAGCATTGATAGCGCAAATGTACCTTCGATGTTGGTCGTCTTGTAAGCCTCTCCATCGAGTGTTTGATAAGTCTCGCGAAGGTTTGTCTTTGTAAGTACTGCGCTTGTTGCCTGTGCTTCGATATCTGTTCCACCTGTGAAAGATAGAGAAATATCGCGCCCTGTGATTACGACGGTTGCCATATTATTGTCCTTTATGTTGTTTGTGTGTAGTAGGTGGATACTCGGATATCGGATACCAAGACATTAGATGGCCCGACTTGAGTTACCGTTGGTTTTTCAACCGCTCCGATCGTGTACCCGACTGGGATTACTTTCAGAACGCTCATAACTAATTGCTCGAGATTATCGAGCGATGCAGGGTTGGAGTTGTAAGCAACGGCAACCGAGATGACGAGATTAATTTTCGTGTGAAGTGTCGTCTTATTAATTGTCTCTAATTCGAGATAAGGAGAATCTGGGACGGTCACTACGAACGGAACCATAGGAGCCTCTGGAACGTAGGCATAAACGTTACCGGCTACGTTTGCAAAGGCGTTGGCTAGCGGCTGGCGTACTGTGTCAAGAATGGTCGATGCTGGCATTATTGCACCATAGAATCGGTATCGATAAACGGCCCTAGAAGCCCTGAAACTCTATTGAAAAGACTGCGACCTAAACGATAAGGCGACACTTGAGTAAAGTCCACGCCCTCAATCTGACCGCCGGGAGCGATACGAGATTGGAATACTTCTACGGATACTGCAAGAACTGCTGATTCGACTGCCGGTACTCCGACGTAAGTAGATGCGCCTGAAAGCGTTGCAAGTCCTGAAGGAATAACTTTGCGCTCTGTAATGTCTGCGTTGGTAATTGCTACGGTAAAGAATCCGTTGAATTCTCTGTAAACGCCATCGACGAATATGCGAGAGTTAGAATTGACGATAAATGTATCTACGTCGTAATTGCTAGATTCTAGAATTGTAAAAGTTCCGTTAAAAGGGGAGCCGCAGCCGGTGATGACTACGCTCTGACCCTCTGAGAAATTGTTGTCGCCTAGGACTTGATAGGTCGCGATATTGTCCTGAAGTTCGACTGCCTGAATTGGTGATGCGTATTTCACTAGCATAGGCAAAATTACGGACTCAGCCGTGTCGATTACATCTGTTAAATAAGCATCGCTATAGAGGGATGTAGAAACGCCAAGGATTGACCTTAGTTCAGCAACTGTAACGATTGAAGCCATCTCTACATCCTCTCTAGTAAACGACTGGGGGAGCGATCGGGAGCAA